CTAGCGCTAAGTTTGGAGTTTGACTTCTGGTACCTATTGAAAGCCCGGTCCCAGTACTGCAAAGTCGTTGGTGCAGGCAGGTTTAACGGCTCTCACTGCCGGGTCTAGCATGACCAGTGGGTCCCTTAGGGGAACCGCTCCCTCAGCCGCCAACACTCCTAATCCAAGGCAGTGCTAGTTTTGAGTAAAGTAACTACTCGGGGGGGAAGAATTTGTTTGGTGAGCATTGGGTTATTCCCAGTTGGATGGTTTGGCTCCAATGCCCTTGCTACCCGTGTCGTTGTTGCAACAAAACATGTCTACAACCCAACTTAGTTTCTCGTGTGTCACTCACTACACCCACCGTGCTAGGTCACCCAGGCCACCAACCTGGGGTTCCAGTCCTCGGCTTAGGGGGGGGCCACCCGAAGGTGTCGACCCTAATGCCTCCTTCCCGTTCCAGGGCGATTAGGCCGGCGGTGTCGAAGTTGTCACGATAGACAGGGTACTATTAAACTACAGGTAGGGCAAGCTAATGACCGACATCTGTAGGATCTGGCAGATGGCTACTAACATATTACATGCAGCCACGCCGGTGAGATGTAAAGCAGACCCACTTACTCAAGGTGGGTGCTTGGTACCACTAGAACTTGTGGACTCGATCTTTGCAGACCTCGTCTGTAGTATGCGGGGATGTGCATACTCTAGGGGGGGGTGCCTCATGGACTGGCTCCCTTGCCCCCACTGTCCTAATGGGTTCGTCAGCGCGGCGTCCAGATGTTGCCGCTGTTGAGCTAGTGTCCGGAGGGAGCTCCTTATCTGGTGCCTGACTATGGGCACGTGTTCCGGCTCCGTCTCCTGGTAATGCTGCGCCTTCTCCGAGATGGATGGATTCCACATGGAGAGCAGAGAGAAGGCGCTCGAACCCTGCGCTAGGCGATAGCCTTGGAGCTGGGTTACGAGGTTGAAACACCTCGGGGCACTCCCGGCCGAATCGCTCAAAGGAATAGAGTAATTCGGATAGAAAGCGACCAGCCGGGGTCCCTCTGAGAGGCTGAACTCTACTTTGCTCCCCACTGGGTCCAACCCCGGGAGAGCATTGTCGTGCAGCCACAGCGTTACCGTCCCGCTTATTCCGTCGGGAACGTGTGGCACGAATGCCACCACTAGCTTCTCTATGAATAGCAGACCCCCAGTGCGCCTGCTGCGCCAATGCCGGATAAAGAAATCCCGGACTGTTCGTTGTCGCTGGGGTGGGTACAGTGGGGTACAGGTCAAATTGTTGCTGCCTCGGGTTGGGGTTAGGACACCAAGTCCAAGTTCCCGAAGCTCTTCCTGTGTTACCTCGCCGTGGAGTAGGTTGATGAGTCCTTCTCGTGTTTCTGCTGTTCTGATTGCCATCGCTAGATATAGGCACCAATTGAAAATTCATAGCGATGCCCGCCGTACAGAGCCTGGTGTACGCGGGTGACTGTTTACCAGGTTATCACCATCTTTACCAGAGATGGCGCTTGGACTAACCTTCCGATCTTGCAACCAAGTGTCGGCTAGGTGACTGCCCGAAGGCCTGCCTCATCAGGGCAGAAAGGAAATGGGGGAGGAGGGGAATAGGAAGTCCACGTAAATCTCAGGTTTGCACTCAAGATCTACGGGCTCAGTGTCCACAGAGCATGCCGACGAGTAGGTAGAGTCTGGAGTGAACCAGTCCATAAACCCCCTCTTGGGACAAACCCCCGGGACGATTTTGCCTGGGGCTCCGAGAGTTTTATACACTCCCTCGATAGCCTCCTGCATGGCCGGACTAATGCCAAATGCACTAGCAAAGCTCAACCGCCCCTCTGTTGTGATGGGTTTGTCTCTGGCATCCATGCCTTTGGATAGGTTAACCATACCACACCTGTATAATGGGTGGTCAGTTACCTTGGAATTGGCCTTTCCTATCCGGCATAGCCATCTGTAGAACTCGTTGTATATCGGGATTCCCCCCGCTAAGCTTAAACCGCAATTGCCAATTGCATACCACCAGGCTGTAAGTTGTTCCCAGTTTATCACGCTACTCAGATCCTTGCTGAGCGCGGGGAGTTGCCTGACCATTCTCCATTGGGTGCCATCATAGATGGGCTGGGTCTGGCAAAACTCTATCTTTTCAAACCTATAAACTGGGGGCTCCACCTTCATGGTGAAACCCAACCGCGCAAAGTAGGGTTTAACGGCAGCATTGAACCTTTGCAAGTGTTCCTTCTCAAACATGACGACACAATCATCGCCATTGTCCATCAATTCATGCGGGATGTTTAACTCCACGCACAAGTTGCGGGTCATTAAGACCATGAGGACACAATTGCCCAGGGCGGTATCCATATCACCGCTCATTCTGCAACCTTTAACCTTATACTTGACGCAGCCGTTCTTACATGTACCAAGGCCCCTGTTAACATACATTTGGTCCAGTAGACCCACAAATTCAGCGTTTGAGATAAACTTTTTGTACACTGAGTGGGTGAACCGGAGGGCATCTTGGCTGACGTGCTGGTCAAACCTGGAGGCATCTAAGCCAACACAGACTGGGGCCTTAAAAAGGTTCCATTTATTTCGGAGAATCTCTCCAGTCTGGAAGGCGTTGAAACCCTTGGCAACGCAGGGCTGTTTGTACAGTCGCCCCAACATCTTATACAACATTGGTTCAAGTGGTTTAATATATTTCGCGAACACCACATTGAACCTGGGATCTCGGGGTTGAATGACTCGGGGAGCTGGGTCAGGCTTGGCGGAAAAGTTGATCTTCTCCGCCTTTATGAAAGTCGAAACTCTCGCATCCCTTCGTTCTAGAGGCCGTTCATAAACAGACTGCATGGCTTGCTCATAGCGCAACCTTTGCCTACCGCTGTATGACTCTACGACTTGCTCCATAGTCCAGGGGTTGACCTTGAATGTCTTCAGGTCCTGGATGGAGATATTGTCGAAGCCACCATCAACGGGCTGCAGGGGCTTGGTACCATTGCAGTCTGTGTAGAACACCCTCTCGTTAATCCCTCTAACGAGATTCACCAAGGAGTTGTTG